CCTTGCGGTCCACATGGATGGACGCCTTGTACTTGCCGGTATCTTCGGGGCTGAATGACAGCCAGACCGGGATCACCTCATCCTGGGCCCATTTGACAAGCTCATCGGTGATCTGAGTGGACGCCAATTCGGCCCCGACCGCGGCCTCGCCGACTATTTCGAGAAACTCGTCCATCAGCCTTCCTGGTGCTCGCACACGCAGAACACGTGATTTTCCCGGCCTCGAATGTCCGTCTCTAACACCGCATCACCGCGCATCACATAGGTACGCCCGTTGTATCGAAGGCTCATATTCGCCGTGATGGCCGATGCCGCTATAGGTGCTGGGCCGCCGCCGCTGTCGACGGCGGGCACATTCCCGTTGACGACCGGCATGAACGCCCACGCGAATTCTTTGGTGGTGATGGTCTCGGTCTGCTGCTCGAGCAGGGCCGGCCGCATCACATCTGTCTGAACCTCGAACAGGCACCCGTCCACCCAGACGGTCACCTGTGTGGTTTGGGGCTCCATGAACTCCGACACCATCGGGTGGCCACTACCGTCGAGCACCGCAGCATCAGTCACGATGCCGACCCGCTGGCCACCGATTCCGAACACGATCAGTAATCGCAGACCGGGAAGCTGTAGACCGGGGCGGCCCGCAGTGGAATGCCCAGAACGCGCTTCTGCCGGTCGTTGAGGTAGTCGTTGACCATCTTCAGCGCCTCGTCGAACGTCCCGGCCTCGGTTCGGCGGCTGGTGATGTTCTGGAAGTCCGACAGCTTCTCCAGCGGCCCGTACAGGATTGCGTCGCGCACCACCTCGAACGCCACCTGTTTCGCGGCGTTCGCGTCGGCGTCGGGCTTGAGTTGACGGATGCGGGCGTCGACGACCTGGAGCAGCAGTTCGGCCTGCTGCTCCTGGGCGTCATCCAGCACGCCGTCGTACAGCGTCTCGAAGTCAGCGATTTCGAGGTAGAGCGTCAACTGCGACTACTCCTCAGCGGCAGGAGTGCGGCCCCGACGAGGCGGTTCACTGGCCGGCTCGACCGCCACCAGCTTGCCGTCCTCGACCAGTGGGCGCGCCACAGCATCATTGACCTCGACCGGCTCAGGGTGCGGCCGGGGGAAATGCTTACCGTCGACGACGCACTCACCAACCACGTTGTAGAGAGCCATTACTCAGCCTCCGTATAGTTCGACGAGTTCCTGCTTGGTCAGCGCCTCGGCCTCGTCGGCGTCCGCGCCCTTGGACACCGCAAAAGTGACCCAGTCGGCCTTGGGCGCCGTCTTGGCCGGCGCCCGATCGTCAGGAGTGCCGTCGACCTCGGCGACCAGGCCCTCGTCGAGGAACCGCCGCGCCTGGTCGTCGGGTAGCCAGTTGATGATCGCGCCGTCGTAGTGATGGTGCGAATGTCCGACCGTGTCCCGCGCGATGACGCACGGGACCAGAACGCGGTAGCTCATGCATCCACTCCGGTGATCTTCCAGGCCGCGTTGGGCTCCAGCACGACGGGCACCGTGGTGCGGCGGCACCGGATACGCCAGCCGTCGACGTCGTCCTCGCGCATCGTCTTGACCTGAACACCGTTATCGCCCATGACGTAGCCGATCTCGGGGAGACGCTCGTCGACGAATGCGCCGAATACCGACGAATCCAGCAGTGTCGCAACACCGGTCGTCGGCAGGTTCGGGCTGGTGACGAACGTGAATCCGCCGATGCGCCGCAGGTAGGGGTTATCCCAACCGGAGGCCACCGTGGAGTCCTTCACGCCGGGGTATTCACGCGGCAGCAGGTTGAGCAGCGTCGGATCGCTCACCACGTTGGCGAACGTCGTCAGCCCCAGCAGCACCGTGTCAGGCATGAAGCCCTGCTTGAGGTTGATCACGCTGGATACCGCCCGCATCAGATCCCGCAGGATCACCGGCGCAGTGCCCGTGCCCGTCCAGGTGTTGACGCACGCGGTGTTCTGTGTGACGGCCGAGTTGACCGCCGACAAGGCCACCGAATCGACCTGCTGGACATGGGAGTTGATCAGCTTGCGGAACGCCCGCTGCACCACCGGGTACTTCTGCCGGCTGATCGACTCGTCCTCGATCATGGCGTCCTGGCCCCATTTGACGGTGTTCGCCGTCGACGCGGGCCCGGTCGTGATCGAGGTGAGCGGGTACTCGGTGCCTGGCGCGACACTCTTGGGCACCCGGTCGGCGAAAATCGACTCGTTGGTCTCATAGATCACTGAGCCCGAGTCGGTGTACAGCTGCCCGGTGAGGATCTTGTCCGAGATGAACAGCTGTTGTGACAAGTCCCTCAGCGCGCGCAGAACAAGCAGCGGGCTGTTGAGGAACCGGGAAATACTGAGGATGTCGCCCGAAAGCGTCGGTGACGCAGGCGGAAACTGAATGGGCACTAGAACCTACTTTCATTGAGCTGCCTGCGCAGCGTCTTTGGGGTGATGGACACTGGACTACGAGCTCAGCGCCACGACGACCAGGTTGCTGGCTGCAGCGGCGAGCGCCTTGCCGACGATCTGTGAATCCGTTGTGGCAGTGGCCGACCCAATGGTCTGCACCGTGCCTGCGGTGGCCGCGATGACAAGGTCGCCTGCGGTGATCGCGCCGGTTGCGCCGAGCACGTGGATGCCCTCGGTGTAGACCGACACGGCCGCACCAGATGCGGCGTCGGCTTCTGCCACACCAATCCACGCCGCGGTCGCGGCCGTGGTGGGTGCCACGGTGTTGTCACCGGAGATGTAGAGCAGCTGCCCGGCCGTCACCGCCGCGCTGGTAACGCTGCTGTAGCGATCGCCGGGGAAGAACAGGGGTGAATAGATAGCCATGGGTCAGGCATCCTTTCCGTTTGCCCGGCCGTTGCCGGTGATCATTGCGAGCGTGTGCTCCATTTCGGCGTCGAGCTCGGTGCCCTCGGCGGCGAACGCGTGACCGACCTCGGTCATGGCGAGCGCCTTGTTCGCGGGCATCGTCTCCAGCAGGACCGCGACCGAATCGCGGTTCTTGGCCAGCTCCGCGCGCCACGTGTTCTCGCTGGCGGGCGTGATCTTGCCGTTGTTCAACGCGGCCTTGATAATCCGGTCGTCGTCCTCGCGAATCTGCTGTGCGCGAGCGGCTTCGCCCGCTTCAGCCTTGGCCTGCAGCGACGCCAGCACGGTCGTGTCCACCACAGTCAGGCCCAGTTTGGCTGCGGCTGCGGTGATCTGCTCGCCCGTCGGTTCCGCCACCGGCTGGGGTTCGGGTTGTGGCTCGGCGGTGGCGCGCTCGTCGAGCGCCTCCTTCGCGGCGGCCAATATGGTCTCGTCATCGGCGTCTGGCTCCGTACCAAACAGCTCTGCGAGGCCCTCATTCAAGGTAGGCATGTGCCCTCCTCCTGTTTTCTCGGTGACCTCGGCCTCGACAGGCTGAGGGGCTTGGGCCCGCGCGGCGATCTGCGGCGCGGGGGCGGCCTGACGGCCGGGATAGCGAAACTTGGATAGATCGAACGCATCAGGGCGCGTATAGGACGCCATGGCGGTCTCTTTGACCGTCTCAACGAGAGTGAGGTCGGCCAGTCCCGCCGCCACCGCTTCGTCTGCGGTGTACCAGGTTTCGGCGTCCATCAACGCTTGCCAGTCGGCGACCGATCCGCCCGCCCGGTCGGCGTAGACCGAGGCGATGTTCTCGGAGAACTGCCGCAGCCGATCGGCGGCTGCCTGCAGCTCGTCAGCGTTGCCGACGACCAGATCCCAAGCGTTATGGATCATCATCTGGCTGTTCTTGTTCATCACGATCTCGTCGCCACCCATCGCGATCACGCTGGCGATCGAGGCGGCGATGCCGTCGACAACGGTGGTGATCTTGGCGTCATGGCCGCGCAGCGCGTTGAGAATCGCGATGCCGTCGAACACCGCGCCGCCGGGCGAATTGATCCGCACCGTGATGGCCGGCGCGTCGATTTTGGCGAGATCGCGCACGAAATCTGCCGCAGAGACACCGAACATGGAGTCGATGACGTCGTAAATCAGGATCTCGGGCGGGCCGTCTGCGGCAAGCGCGTTACGGACGGTGTACCACTGGCGTGTGCTCAAAACAGGGGCTCCTGCCGACTCTTTGGGTGCTCGCGACGCTGGCGGGCCCGCGCGGCGGCCGCTTTCGTCATCGGCGCGGACGGATCGGGCTGATCGGCCGGCTGGGTGTACGCCGTCTCTGGATCGGGGCTGGGAAGGTCCATATTCTCCCGAATCGCCTTCTCCAGCGGCGCATCCGGCTTGATCAGCCCCGCCAGCGCCAGCAAGTTCAGCGCCGTTGCGTTCGCGTCCTGCTGTGAGCCGATTTCGTCGAAAACCAACATGGGAACGGCTTCATCGGGCCCCCAGTTGGCGGTTACCAGATCCTCGACCAGGGCGATTTGGGCTGCGTCGCGAATGTCGTCGGCGACCGTCTGCACAGATTGGATGAATGTGTCAGCCTGCACCGAGGCCAGCGCGTAGCTGCCGCCCTTGCCGTCAAGGTTGAGAAAGTGTGCCAGCGCGACGGTGCCCATCTGGCGGTCGTGGTACTCGATGGCTTGGCGGATGTCGGCGATGGTGGTGTTGCCCTCGACGCCGTAGAGCTTGAACGTGGCGCCGTTGGGTATCGAGAAGCCCGCATTCTGGCCGCCGCGGTAGGACTGAGCCATCTGGCTGTAGAGCGCGAGCCGCTCAGTGTCTTCGGATTCGGCCTCGCTGGCGGTGAAGCCTGGCACGCCGATGCCGTTACGCTCGGCGGCCGCGGCCTCGATGCGCATGAACTTGTCTTTGAGTTGCCAGTGCTTGAACGCGGGCCGCAACAGGCTGTTACCGAACGGAATACCGTCCTCGGGCTCGTTGAGGTACACCACAAGCCGGTCAGAGGTGATCTCAGTGCCGCCCATCGGGCTGGCTGGGCCGTTCGTCGGGCCCACCAGCACCACACCGGAGCCCGAGAACGTGCCCGCGGGCCACTGCTGCACCGACAGCAGCTCGCCGTCGCGCGCCACATTCCAGTAGGCGATGGTCGAGGCCGGCCGGGCCGACACCTTGCCTAGATGCGCGCGT